GATAAATCTTCTAAACTCTGGTTGCTTTAAAAGTTTTGCTATGTCTAAAATCCTGCGCTTACGAAGCCGTTGATATTCAGCTTCGGCATCCGCTTGCTTTTTTACTTCTCTGCTATCAAGCCCAAAATCATTTGACATTATTTCCCCTGTTGTTCAGCCATTTTTTCTGTAATTTTGTCCAATGCCGAACCTGTGCCGGTTGGGGCGGTAGCCATATTCTTTACAGCCCCCGACATCTTCCCAGCCATCTCCGCGGCAAGTTGCATTTTTTGCATCTTCGCCGCTTCCGCATTTGCCTCTGCCCTTTGCTGGCGTTTCTGCACTATTCTTTCAGGAGAAGCTACTACTTTTGCAGACACGCCTAACATATCAGCGGACTCTGCATCTAATTCATCATATTCAATTATATCTATGCATTCTGGATTTATACCAACAGACGTTTCTACACTTTGTTTCCATTGCATTAACGATGATATTCCTATCATCTTCTGCGCCTGAGCTAATACCCCGATGTATTGAATCTTAATGTCCATTCCTTCTATCTCTTTTGGCGGAATAGGCAATATACCAAGATTATTGCAAATCCTGTAGGCGTTGCTGATAAGTGGATTGCCTACTTCATTGGTAATTCTCAATATCAACGGTGAAGCCATGTTAAGTTGTTCGGCTTTCTTCTCGGCTATCTCGGTGGCGGTAACTCCTGTTCTTTCAATGTCCATAATGCCTTTGAATAAATCACGGTAATAGGCGTCGGATAAAGCCATTTTGATTTCTTTTATATCCTCACGGATTGAGTTTAAGTCAAGATTGACCTGATAAGCCGGACGGATGCCTGCATTTGGAGTCATCGCAGAGCTTCTGGTAAGCCCGCCAGGCAGCGTATTCACATTTTGGACAGAAGCATCCGCCTGCATTGGCGGGTTGATTGTTTTGGCTATCCCCAAGAGTTTATCTGATTGTTCTTTTTGAAGTTGTTTCACATCGCCCAATGCGTCCCATCCAGCTGACTTGCCATAGGTATCGGCAGTTGTAGTTAATGACCATCTCGGAGCTAATATCGGAAACTCCTCAAAACCCTCTAATCTTAAATACTCGCCAGGTTTTGAACCTTCTTCAAAATAAACCGCGCGATATTCCATATTCTTCCAGTCTTTATATTCTGGAATACGATTATCATTTACCTCTATTAAGTGATTAATTTTGACCCAATTCTCTGTATCGTGATTTTTAAACTTCTGCCTGACGTTTTGCGAGCATGACTCCAAGCCAAACTCCTTTACCAACATTGAAACAGTCATCCAATACTTCCTGCCGAAGGTGTTTACCCTGTTATCAGGGCCTGTGGCCAACATATACTCGCCTGCTGTAAACGACCTTGCCCTTATTACGTCCTGATAATCCTCTAACAAAAACATAGCTCCCGTTCCGAAGGTAGCCAGCTCCTCATATAAAATATAAAGGCAATCGTATATATTTGACCTTGAGAATACAGACCTTAACATTACCTGACAATCATCAAGGTATTGTTTAACTGGCCCATACTTCTGCAAATCTTGATCGTCTATCCCTAATCTAAACCACGGACGAGATGGCGATGTAAGCCCTGAAAGCATCCCCGCAGAGAAATCCCTGATGCAACGTCTGGCATAACTATCTATTAAGCTTATATGGTTTACCTTTGAACCAGAGTTAGGCGTAGGAGTGAAGAACGAGCCGCGCGTAGGGTTCTGAAATTTAGAAAGCTCTTTCCAAGTCGGGATTAACTTCATCTGCTCGGCAGTTAAATTGTTAATCCGCTTCTGGAATGGTTCTCTGTTAACATCAGATTTATTTACTGAATTGATTTGCTGTTGGGTAATAGGCGATTCTGTCATATTTAAGCTCCAAGTGTCTTTTTCTGCCCTGTAACCGCAGGCGTGGCTAAACTTGCTGATGATAATCCTGGCGACCCACCGACATTTTTTATAGTGGACATCCCGCCTTTACGAAGCGCGGCGGCTTTATTCTTCTTATTTATATCACCCGCTATCTCACCACTAGATGGTGAAGCCGCTGCAACAGGAATTGCGGGAATTGCGGGGACGGATTGAACTGCCTCTGCTAAGTTTTGACCACCATATTTCTTTTCACTAAAGCACATTTATATTCTCCTATCAAGAACCTAAAGTATTTTTTTTAGTTGAACCATAAACTTGCGGTGAACTTAAATCGGCGTCGCTACCCATAATTCCCGCCGCGCCTCCAATGTTCTTTATGTTTGACTGCATGCCAGCGCGTTTTAATGCGTCTATTCTCTTCCTCTTACTTTGCGCTGATGATACTACCTCACCTGGCTGAGCCGCTGGTGAAGGCGTTGGTGTAGGAGCAGGTACAGGAGGCAAGTCAGGGGTTTTCCCACCGCCGAAACATCCCCGCTCATTATCTAACTTTAATATTCTTAATAAATTCTTCATCGCTTTCCTCCAAAGGCACCTTTTACTTTGTTTACAAATCCAAATTTGTGAGGTTGCTGTATTTTCGGCTGACTATTCCTAAAATTTGTCTCTTTGATAAAATCCTTCGCGCTATCTAACAAGAATAGGCACATCGGAATATTGTAAAATTCACCATTGCCAGGGGCTTCAACATGAATTCCTGTTTTAGCGGTAAACTTTATAATCAGCTGTAAAGGTTTTTCTTCTTTAACTTCAGGTTTAACTTCTTTAAACTTCGTATCCTCTGGCTTAATATTTTTACCGCTATCAGGTTCCATAATTATCCTTTGTTTTTGGGGTGGGGTTTGGATGGCCGTCCTCGCCCCTTCCTGAGCTCTTAGGAGACCCTCCCCAAATTTATTTTAATTTTTCAAATAGACCCATAAACTCTTTTTCTTGAAAAGAGTATTTAAAGAAGAATCTATGGTTTAGTGTTTTCTGTTTACAATGTATTAACAGTTTGGATACTAAAAATCCGCACTCTTTTCAATCGAGGCCGAATGGTTATAGGGTCTCTTATCACTTCGGGAGTTCCTCTCTGTTTTGAACCTGCCTTAACAGTGGTTCGTTATTGAGAATAAGAACCGGAAACAATACTTTAAACATAACTCTCCTTAATTTAATTTGAACATATCATAAGGCGTATCCGCATTGATAAACTCTAATTTATCCGCTTGACCGAATATGCTTGCGCGGCTTACGGCGTCTTTGTAAAAACAACACATCATAAGAGCGTCCGCGCGATCGGGACTCTTTAATCCATCCTTACGCATTTCATCTTTACTTACAATCGCTTTCACACCATCGGATTTAAATTTAAACTTAACACTTAACAACTGTTCTGATAAAACGAAATCATCTATTATCTTTAAACGCCCATTATCAATCATTTCTTTAAGCAAGAAAAATCCTTCCGAACGCTTATTAAAATACATAGGATTAAGAGCTTTTTCACCGCCATTGAACGGTTGCACTCTATATTTAAGTTCTTTAAGCCTATCGGTGACGCCGCCTCCTAAACCTGTATCGTCAATTATAATCAAATCAACCTTGAGTTCTTTTTTTAAATCTAATATCTTGCCGGTTGTTTCCATGAGCGATTTATCACGCCAAGTTTCCTGATGGACATGCAAGAAGTTAATATCGCTAACCTTTTCGATGACTGTGAATACCGTTTCATCATCGCCATATCTTGCAACATCAACCGCCATAATCCTGCCTTGCGAACCGAAGTAAGGAAATACCAACTTCGACGACTGATAGACATGCTTGGCTATCATTAACACATCGTCCGCGCCTGTTTCTTCAAAACTATTCATAACGAATTGTTTATAGTGATTAGGCGAATCTATCTCCATTTGCCGCATATCCTTTAAGAATGTTTCAGGAAGATTATCAGCGTTATCAAATGTATTCGCGGTTGATAAAGAATATTCCGTGCTTGGATTATTAACCCATTTATTCCATATCCAATTATGCCCATTGGCATTTGCTACGATACAAAGCTGTTGAATAGGAGCGTTATCACGTCTTAACCTATCTCGTAAGAATATAAACTGTTCATCATTCTCAAATTCTTCAGCCTGCTCAATGCCTGCGATTGAAAGGTTTATATTCTTTAAAACGTTTAGCTCTGCTGCATGCCTGAACATAATCACTGAACTATTCTTAAAATGGTATTCTTTATTCGCATCAGCTTTAACATTAAAATAACGCTCAAAATCTTTAAGTGTAGAATCTTTTAAATCTGTATATTCTTTACGGGCAATGATAGCGAGGGAGTTAGGATAATCTTCACAAAACTTCCATATTTTTAACAAAAGCATATAGGTTTTGCCTGTACCAATTCCTGAAACTATCGCAGGGAATCTACTTTGGCTGAAAAGGAAGTCGTCCTGAAATTGTTTTAGTTTTAATTTCATTTTCTTTTTTCTCTGACCGTATAAGAATTATTTTTGTATCGCCAAATCCTTCACCTTTATGTTCAAACGCATCTTTCCAGTTAGATTTATTTTTTAGAAAAAAGCATTGTGCTCCAAGATTCCCTTCCATTGCATTCTTAAATAAAGCGTCTTCTACCATTTCAACTCTATCATCATCGCAATATCTTTGAGCGGCTACCCGCAAGCGCTTTAATCGCGGATTAGCTACCTCCCACAGATACCAAGTAGCACGGCTTATTTCTGCTGGTTTTAAGGCATACCGGAGCTTCTTGGCGTTCTCTTTAATCTCTTTTATAACAATATGTATTTTCTCGCGCTTTTTATACATGCTTAATTGCCTAGTTTAACCACTTTCTTATTAGTGTATTTTTCCCATCTGTCTATAATAACTTGACTTTTATATTCTCTTACTCGCTCTGTCTTGTGTAATTTCCAATGGCATTTACTACATAGCGTTTTCCCGTTGTCTATTGCATAAGCCAATTCAGGGTATCTTGCTAAAGGCTT